GCTGCCAACCTGGAGATGGCAGCCTTACACGCTATATTGATGACGGGGTATGAAATTATGTAGTGATAATGCATTTCCCGCAGTCCTTCACAACGCCGCATATTAATGCATCTTCTTTTACATAACAGTATCCCCCACACTTACAGGTGCATTTCCAGATTCTTTGGTCTTTGCTTTTCCAGGACCATTTTGTCGTGAGACTTCCAAACGTCATTTCTGGTATTACTTTCATATGTATCAGCTCCTTCCAGTTTATTATATCATTGCGTTTATTTTCCACAACTGGTATATATTTCCAGTGGTATTTTGGGTCTAAAGTGGTATATTCGTATTTATGAAGATACTGCTGAAAGAAATAAGAAAAGAAAGGAATTTATCCCTTCGGCAGATGGAAATAATTACAGGATTGTCAAAGTCAGCCTTAAGTAGAATAGAGAAAGGCGAGGTATCCATGACTTTCCATGAAGCCGAATTGATAGCCGAAGGGTTACATATAGGAATTGTCGATTTATTTGAATCAGCAGTAAAATTTAAAAAGTGTCCCGATATAGGGACAGAGCAGGGGAATAAAAGAGCTGGCCCGTTCAACCATTAAAGGAGGGCACAGCATGGATGATTGTACAAAAGATTTTGTAAAAATTTTTATGATGATTACAGATATGGAGGAGGATGCATATGAAAATTTCAAATTAAGCTTACTTAAAAGTAATCTCATGGGAACTCCGGATGAGGTCTTAGTGTATAATTATATAAAGGCTTTAAATAGGAAGAGACAAAGATAAGGGTATTGAATTACAAGTATGTCATAGCATAAATTTTGCCTACTATTTGCCTACTAATGCACTGTATATTAGTGTCTAAATACGTTTTTTTAAGTAAAAACAAGTAAGAATACGACACAAAAAGTAACGTAAAAACGTTGTTTTCCGTATCGTATTCAAAATTATTGCCCTTTGGTAGTGCGGAGGTCACGGGTCCGATTCCCGTCAGCAGCTTTTCCATAAAACCTTGTAGATACGGGAAAAACAACGTATTTACAAGGTTTTTTCATGTTTTTAAACATCACTTCCTCTGCCTATAACGGAGGATTATATTATATTTTTTATGATATATGCAACACGAAAAATATGCTATTTTATTACATGCTGTTCAACTTTTCAAAGTGCTTATTAATTTTTTTATTTTGCCGGACGGTTTCAGAGTCAATCGCATTTCTGTATACGGTTTTCATAATATTGTCGCTGGCCCATCCTCCCCGCTGCAAAATATATTGGTCCGGTATCCCTATAGCGTGCATAATGGATGCAGCATAATGCCGTAGGTCGTGAAAGCGGAAATGGGGTATATCAATCTTTTTGAGTACTCGTCCGAATCGGTGTGTGATGTAATCCGGGTTCATGTCAACCAGCTTTCCTTTTTTTTCAGATATCCGGTCAATTACAAATGCTGGCATTTCTACATCCCTTGTACTGTCATCTGTCTTTGGCTGTTTGATATACCATTGATTGTCTGGTCCCTTGACCATATTATCTCTTACATGGATAATTTTACCATCCACGTCCTTATCGGTTAGAGCGCTTATTTCCCCTCTTCTAAGTGGACCAAACGCAGCCAGCAATACGGCTATCTCTAAATCAGTGCCTTTGATAGCGTCCAGCAACTTTTTAATATCATTGTCATTGGGGCAATATAAGTTAGGACGTTTTTTTTGAGGCAGCTTAACGTTTAAAGTTAATTCGGGTGCAAACATTTCCAGCGTTGGAGATAACAGACCATAGGCATTTCTTACCGTCTTTGGAGATAGTTTTTTTGCAGCTAAATTACTTACCCATATTTGCACAGATGGACTTGTCAGTTCAGAAAGCTTTTTTGGCCAAATGCGCCGCCGAAATACTGTCTTTGCAGACCAGTGTACCCTCTAAGCGTAGAAGGGCTTAAAACACCGCTCTTGGCGCTTAAATAGCGTTTAATAGCATCATTGACTGTAATATCTTCTTCGTCCTCTTCCGGTTCATTGTATTTCTCTATGGGCTTATCTTTTATATCTAATTTCCATCTGGCAGCCATTTCTTGTGCAATTTTGCGTGATGGGGCAACAAAACTTTTGTAATGCCGTTTACCTTTCTCATCCGTATATAAGTATAATTGTACACGGATATTTTTGGATGGTAGTTCTCCTTTTTTCTTTTTCGGGGCTTTTGTAGTCATTTCTCTTTCCTCCTTCATTAATTTTCCTAAAAATAGGTATAAAAAATACAGCTCCGCAAACATCTTGCAAAGCCGCCCCGAAGATGGTACAATATAGGTGCGAATTATAGTGCATATCTTCGGGTATGTAGGCCGGTTCCTGTTGGCGCAGGGGCCGGTTCTTTATATACCATGAAACATCTGTTGTACTTGGTCTAATGCATTATTCATTTCTGCAACTGCATTTTTATATGCCATGTATCTCCAGTAAATGATTAAAGCATAAATGGCTACTACCATAATTGTAAAAATTATTCTATCAGCCAAAGAACGCTTTTTATAACACCATAACAATGCAAGTCCAAAGGGAGCAAAACAAAAAAAAGTGAGTAATCCTATGAAAATATTTTTTTTATAAAATGGGTCTTGGTTAGAATCATGTTCTATGATATCTAAATTAGGACATTTTTCTTGAATATAATCAATTGCTCGCTGCATTGGCTCATTGCTTTTTTTGGAAAACGTAAAGCGTTTTATTTTTCCATATTGGAGGTAGAAATCTATGTATCCACCTTCTGTGGCAGAACGAAATTCATATTCGATTTTTGATATATCATCATATTTTATTTTAGTTTTATTTCCAATAATATCGATAATATTTATTTCTTTTTTACCAACATAGAGTTTTCCCCAATCACCTTTTATACTCATAAAAAACCACCAGCCTTGTTATTGATGTTTTATATAATGATATTGGATTGTATACATAAGCTATCACCATTCTTTAAAATCAAAGAGCTTTTCTTTGTATCCTGTTAGACTAGCAAGCTGTTCTTTGTTTAATCCTGGATTTTCAATGATAATTTTATCTGATATTAATAGCTCAGCAGCAAATATATTGGCCTCTTTTTCCGGTTTAGCAAGATTAAATAAAGTACCACCAAAAAACATGCATTCACTTCCTTTATGTAATATTCCATGACCAACTTCGTGAGCTAAGACTATATCAATGTATTTTTTATCTGTTATTCTCGAATTAATACATATGCATGGTACTCCTTCATACTCGATGTAGTAACCTGAATATTTCCCCAAGTCATTTTTTTGTATAATCATGTCTAAATAGTCTGCAATTTCAAATGGATTTCTGGTATTGTATTTTTCGACCAGTTTCAAAACGGTATCTTTAATAATCTCCAAATTGCTACTCTCCAAAGCCATCATGCTTTTTTTTGATAATAGCTGCCCTGCAAAGTGATAATAGCGAGTCTCTTAATAATTTGTCCTCATCTTCATCCCCTGAATAATCCTCTCCATTAAACCTCAGGACAACTGTTTCTTTGTTCCTTATGCGGTCCATAATTTTGTCAACATCAGTAATAACATTAAGCTCTTCTGATTCAGAAAGAGTGGGCTTCTTTGCTTCTGGGGATTCCTCCTTCCCAGTCATTAGATAGTCAATAGTGACTCCAAAGTAATTTGCAATTATTCTTCCTATTTCTGGCCCCACAAGCGAATGCTTTTTTTTCCAAGTGTAGATTGTTGATTGGGATACGCCTGTGTCTTTACAGAATTTATAAGCCGTTATCCCAAACTTTTTCAGAAGTAGTTCAAAAACTTCGTACATTGTTACCCCTTCTTGTATTTAAAATTAACATCGAAAAAACACAATAAAAAGTATTGACTACCTCGGTGTATAGTGGTATAGTATATCTATACAGCGGTAGAACGATGTAAAATCAATGCCATTGTATTGGTTTAGTGATGTACCTCGTCTGGTAAACTTAGTATATCACTAAACCGAAGTAAACGCAAGTATTATTTAGGAGGTGAGGCTAATATTCAAAAAAATTATTGAGCATTACAGGAATATGAGCAGAGAACAGCGGAAAGAGTGCATACAAACCTCGGTCATAGCTGCTGTGACAACCATTGTAATACGTTTATTACTATATTGGTTAGGATGGTCACAATTATAGGACAAAGTACAGAATCAAACCTATGTTCCGAATGATAATTGATGTACTCATATCCAATGCTATGAACTCTGTAGTATTCCGTAGGACGTGGGCGTCCGTTTTCGGTTAGGATGTTTTCAATTAAAGATTTTTTGACGAGAACTTTGTAATGCTTGTGAGAATCTATATCAATTATACGAACCCGTTTTCTGATTCTGATATGGGTCAATGCAATTTTATCGCAAAAAGAAATATGAATTGTACTTACATCAATAGCCATATGGTAAACCTCGTTTTTATCTGATTATATGGCTAAACCATGCAAAACGCAAGAAAGGAAGTGATAAATTGTCGAAAATGTATACCTGCGAACAGGTAGCTGATAGATACGCTGTACAGGTCATTACTGTATGGGATTGGATTCGAAAAAAGAAACTATCAGCAATCAAGATTGGTAGGGAGTACCGTATAAGTGAAGATGATATAAAAGCGTTTGAGGATTCTCGGCGCACTACCAACAGTATTTCTTAGAGTAGGAGGTGATATAGATTGGAAAAAACAAATATATCAAAAATTATTGAATCTCTTTCTGGATTAAAACACCATGAGTGGAAGTCGATTGAATCGGCGGTAAATCGTGAATTTGACGCCATGTCAAACCGACTTGAACTCACGGATGTATCGAAGATTCAGAAAATGGTTCTCAACGAAATTATTCATTGACAATCTGAATCATTGACGGATGGATTCGATAAGTTTTTTCTTGATAAAAGATATTTACATGGTCATATTTACATAAATCTTGAACTTGCTCTTTGAAATATGTAATTGGCTCTGTTTCATCTATGAGTCCATCTGATGTGATGTCAGTCCAGTTTCCTAAAAGATTAGCATAAATGCGGTGCATAAAATCACTCCTTTCTATGTACTCGGCGCGGCAACGCCTGTACTTAAATTATAAAGGAGAGGGGTAGGAATGACAAGATTAAAGGAGGAAACATGGAAGAAATAATAAAATCGTATAAAGGTTTTAACAAGGATATGACCTGCAAAGATAAACAATATGAAGTAGGAAAGGATTACGAGGAAGATAAAGCCGTGGCTTGTGAATGCGGAATGCATGCGTGCGAATACCCACTTGATTGTTTTAAATATTATCCACCATCAAAATCTGTGTATTGTGAGGTAGAGCAGAGTGGAGATATAAGCAGACACGATGATGATAGTAAAATTGCATCAACAAAGATGCACATTGGTGCGCAACTGAATATTGCTGGAGTTGTAAATGCAGCAATCAAATATACCAAAGAAAAGGTTAAAACAACTTGTATAGAATCTAAAGCAGCAACAGCCGGGGACTACGGAGCAGCAACAGCCGGGTACCGCGGAGCAGCAACAGCCGGGGAATGCGGAGCAGCAACAAGTCGTGGAAAATCATCAACAGGCGAAAACGGATTATCTGTTGCAAGAGGAAACGGGGTAAAAGCAAAAGGAGGGATAGGTTCGATTTTGGTTATTGCAGAAGAAGAAAATAGCTGTAAAATTTCCAACTGGAAAGCAGTAGTTGTTGATGGAGTAAACATCAAAGCAGATACATGGTATATGCTTAAAGATGGGGAACTCATAGAAGCGGAAGATTAGATTTATAAAATGCCCCGGCGGTGCAGCGAACACCAACCGGAGCCGTAACCACATTAACGAGCCTAATGCGGATACAGGAATATTTTACCATTAACTCCTGTATTACGCAAGCACAGGAGGAAAATATTTATGAACATTGAAAACCAGAAGGACAAGCCAACATGGGAAGGGCTGGAGCAGTATTTTGCGGTGGAGGTTATCGAGCAGAGCAAGAGGAATGCAAAGCATTGGTTTATAGCGTTCCTGGTAACGCTGGCGGCGCTGATAGGCACCAATGCTGCATGGCTTTATACCGCGGGTACATATGACTATGTTTCCCAGGATGGCACTGGACTGAACAACATCAATACAGGAACACAAGGAGACTTAGAGAATGGGACAGAGAGCCAGGATTAAGAAGAACGGCAAAAGCCGGGGAATCAAGAGGAAGAGAAGGAGATAAACGATGTACATCAATCCATTTTTAGCAGGAGTAGTTTGCACTGTTTTTGCAGAGATACTAATAATTATAGCAATAGCGCTTTACCAGTATTTTAAGAGTTAATGGCGGTGTGTGGTACACAGGCCCAGGTTCGATTCCTGGCATAACCATGGTGGAAAGTAAGAGGGTGCCGGTTCGACTCCGGCCGCCGCCAACTTAGGACTTGGAGGATGATATGAGAGGCAAGAAATGCTGGAAGTGTAAGTATTGGACTAAGTATTATAATTCCAATCAGTATTTTTGTAAGCGTGGATATTGTAGAAAATAGTTTAAAGGAGGAATACATGAGATCACTGTTATCGACGCCTGCATTGAATGAAAAGATTTGTAATATGAAGGACCGGAGAGAGAAAGATAATACATGGAGTGCAGATGACGAGCAGATACTAGCTTTTCTTGTCGAACTTCATATATTGCGAATTTCTAGGGCTCATGCAGACAGCGAATCAAAGGGAATCACAGAAAAAATATATAAATTACACGATGAAATGCAGGACGAGAGAGGTTTATTAATTCGTTAGACTGAAATTAAGGAGGAAGTGGAGTGAAATCTAAGAAGCCGTCAGAATGGCAAAAGGACAGTATCCGGTTGCTGATAGAAGAAGCCAAAATAAGAAATAACTTTGATGATAATGAGCTGGCCTTGTATTTGGGTTTTTGTACAAGCTCGTTTAGAGAGCGTAAAGCCAACCCTCAAAAACTGACAATAGAAAAATTACAGATACTTCTGCAATTGACCGGGAAGGAGATGAAATTTGTTGAAACAGCTTGAATACATACCTGTTGGTAAAACACACTTAAGCCCGCGGCAGAAAGACCGTATGATTATTCGCGGTTTAACCGCTGCGGTGATGGTCTTAAGCGGATTGCTGGTGATATGCGTGGCGGTGATATTATGAGCCGCCGCCGGAATGGCACCAACCGGGCCGGAGCAATGGTGAATGCAAGCCGGTACACCGGATATGGTAAGCCAATAAAAAGGGTCGTCAGCTTGACAGAGCTAAACGACCGGATACAAAAAATAACTCAGTTTGATTATATCAGAGATTATGGAGGTTTGCAAGATGGAAGAAAGAACAATTGAAATTTCTGCCAATGAATATAGAAAGCTTATTGAGCTTGAAGGTCGGGTAAATGCAGCTTTGATTTTTTTGGATAACGATGAATATGCCAGTCGTAATGTGCTGGTAGGTATTTTGAGAGGTGTACCGGTTAAAGTTCCTAAGGATAAAACACATAATGAATAATTCTAAATGTGATTCTTGCGGATGTTTTCTTGACCCGGAACATTGGAAAGAATGTGATAAATGCCATCAGAGAGAACTTAAGCGAGTGAAAAAGGTAGAAAGAATGCAGGAGCCTATCAAATCAGAGGGTCAGAATTACACTTTATATTCAGATGGAGGACAAGTAGATGAACTTATATGAAATTGATACAGAAATATTGGGTTGCGTTGACATGGAAACAGGGGAAATCATAGACGATGGACGTCTGGACCGACTCCAGATGGAAAAGGAAAAGAAGATTGAGAATATAGCTTGCTGGTACAAAAATCTCAAAGCGGAGGAGGGTGCCATTGATTCTGAAATTAAAAATCTAAATGCAAGAAAAGTAGCCGCAGGTAATCAGGCCGAACGGCTTAAGGAATACTTATCTGGATATCTTGACGGTGAGAAGTTCAAAACGGCGAGAATTTCAATATCTTACCGTAAATCAGAATCGGTTGTGATTGAGGATACATCTAATATCCCTACAGAATACCTTGTTACCAAGGAGCCGGAACCGAGCAAAACCAAAATTAAAGAAGCCATAAAAGGAGGTCTTACAGTTCCAGGGGCGCATATTGAACAGAAACAGAATATACAGATTAAGTAGGTGTTGTGTATGGAAAATCTTGACTTATACCAAAAGGTCCGTTCTGTCCCAGATAGCGCCAAGAAAACCATTAAGGGAGGCCGTACAAGCGGTATGACCGATATTAACCCCATGTGGCGCATAAAAGTCCTTACTGAGCAGTTCGGGCCATGTGGGATAGGATGGTACTACATCCCAACAAATAAGTGGTTGGAAACAGCGGGTAATGAGATAGCAGCTTTCGTTGATATCGAGTTATATATAAAGGTTGATGGGGAGTGGTCTAAACCAATCTCTGGGAACGGCGGGAGTATGTTTGCATCAAAGGAAAAGTCTGGAATATATGTATCTGACGAATGTTACAAGATGGCAACCACAGATGCTATATCGGTAGCGTGTAAACAGCTTGGGATTGGCGCGGATGTGTATTGGGGTTCAGACCGGACTAAATACAGCAACGAACAAATTCCAGAATCAAAAAGTGAAAAGAGTATTTCAAAAGAAAAGAAGCTAACCGAGGAACAGGTAAATGATTTGATAGCAGAGTGTGATAGGACTGGTAAACATTGGAGGGTCATCTGCTCTCTGTATGCTGTAGAAAAATTTAGTGATATGGTTGAATCTCAGTATAGAGATTGTATTAAAAGGTTCAAGTCCACCCCGGACAAACCCTCTAACGATAATCCTGCCCCTCCAGATAATATGCAGGATAGTGGACTTCCCTGGAATTAAAGAGGTGATTATATGCATGAGTCAGCGGATATAACAGCATACAAGCTGGTTCCTGAGGGGACATATTTGCAGATATTTATTCCTGGGAAGAATCTCATGGAACCGATTATTGAGAAGCACATGAATAGTTGCAGCATATGGCTTGATGATGGCAGACACATCAGTTCAGACCAGCGCCGAAAGATTTATGCCACGGTCAATGATATATCGGCTTATTCCGGGAATGTGCCGGAGGTCGAGAAAGAGTGGCTTAAGTATTTACATATCAACCGGACCGGATGCGGATACTTTTCTCTGTCTGATTGCTCTATGGATACTGCCAGGGAATTTATTAATACCATGCTGGATTATGCATTGGAACAAGGAATACCGCTGCTGGATTTTGCCCTTAACCGTACCGATGATATAGGACATTACCTGTATGCGTGTTTAAAGCTTCGTAAGTGTGCTATATGCGGTCGAGATGGAGAGATACACCATGTAGATACTATCGGCATGGGTAATGACCGGAGGAAGGTTGATGATTCGGAGTACCGGAAAATATGCTTATGCCGGCAGCACCATACAGAAGCGCATAGCATTGGTATTACAGCGTTTGAGGACAGATATAAGGTGTACGGAATCAAGTTTGATAACTGATATTTTGGTATCTATTCCCCTTGCGGGATGATACATACAACAGAAATGAGTACTGGTCAGAATGCTGATATGTCATGATATACTTTCTGACCCTGGGCCGGGACCTATCAAACCTCCTTTGCCCGGCCCGAAAGGAGGGATTATTTGAAGAATAAGCGAATTGTTAGTGAAGATGTTCAAGCAAGGGTATATAATGCGCTACTTGTAGGTAAAGAGAATGCATTGAACAGAGATGAACTGGTATCCAAGATAGGGGAATCGGATAGAGATATACGAACCGCCATTGAGATATTAAGGCACGATAAAGTGATTCTTACATTGCCAACAGGGAAAGGTTACTATATACCCCGTGACGATGCACAGGGACGGCAAGAAACAGAGAAATGGCTTGTCAGCCAGAATAATAGGACTAAGAGTATAAAGGCAGCAGAACGTGGCGCACAGCTGTTTATAAGCCGGAATAAGAAAAAAGATAAAGGTATTCCCGGTCAGATTAGTATGTTTGGAGCTGGGTTATGAGAGATAGTGTTGTATTTTATCGCAGCTTCTGGGAAGCCATTAAGCAGCTGCCGGAAAAAGAAAGATTGGAATCTCTTACAGCAATCTTAGAATATGGACTTGATGAAATAGAACCTAAATCGGCAGGTGTTGCATCGGCAATGTTTTTAATGGCAAAACCACAAATTGATGCGAATAATCGCAGATACCAAAACGGAACTAAGGGTGGTAGGCCAGTAACCAAACCAGAACCAAACAATAACCTAGAATCAAATTATAATAAACCAAGTGATAACCAAACCATAACCAAAGCAAAACCTAAGGAAAAGGATAATGTAAAGGAAAAGGATAATGTAAATGATAATAATAAAAAAACATTTACTCCACCTTCGGTGTCGGATGTTTCCGATTATTGCACTTTGAATGGATATGGCATTGACCCAGAGAGTTTTGTTGATTTTTATGCATCAAAGGGATGGATGGTTGGGAAAAACAAGATGAAGGACTGGAAAGCCTCGGTAAGGACCTGGGTACGAAGCCAGCGGCAGGAATCGACCGCCAAAGGCAGTAAAAATCAGTTTCACAATTTTGACCAGCGAGATATGGACTATGATGCATTGATGTTAAAACAGGTAAAAGACTGGGTGGCGGAGGAAGCAAATGAAGGAAATACATAAAAAAATCCTGGTGTTTGTAAAGCAATACATGTTCGAGCATGATTATCCCCCCACAACCAGGGAAATAGGGGATGGGGTTGGTTATACGTCAAGCTCTACTATCTGGGGATATCTGCGAGATATGAAAGAGATAGGGTTAATTGGTTATGTGGATGAATGCCCTAGAACTATAACAATACCAGGAATGCATTACACATGGGATACCAAGGATAACATTCAGGCAAGGGGGAATTGAATTGCCAGATAATAAAACGAAAAATCAATATAGTGAGAATTCGGAACGTCAAAGAATGGCAACGATTAAGGAAATGGAGAAATACCCATCACCTATGACTAAAGCATTTCTTCGACCAGCATATGATAGGACTGAAATATGTCCTGATTTTTCTAGGCGTCCAAGTAATCAAAACACGTATTTTCGAAGCCGGAAATGAGATGTTACCAGAAAGTCATTGTGAGGATTGGGAACCAAACTAAATAAACTGACATATGTTTAACACAATTTTTGGTGGGGTTTATGATAAGTAAAAAGAATCCTACGTTTCATTGGAGGTGATAAATGTGACAATTCAGGAATTGTATGAGTGGGCAATAAAAAATAATGCTAAAGATTTTGATGTAGAGATTCAATATAGAGACGGTGGAGGATGCTACGAAGGAACAGAAGATTTATGTGAATCTGACATTGAAATTAAACATACAAAATGGGGAGACGTGGTTGTTTTATAGACCATGAAAACCAAGTTACGTCCGAGGAAGTGCACTGATAATACGTTGCCGACTAGGGTAGCAGCGGAATTAAACTGTATTGAGAAAAAATTTGATAGAGAAGGAGGTACAAGATGGCATATGCTGAAAAAACTACGGTATCCGTGGCACGGACGAAGGCAAATATAGAAGAGCTTGTTCAAACACACGGAGCAGAACAGTTTGTGAGCGGATACAAAGCTAATATGGCGGTTATCGGATTTACAATGTCCGGGCGGCAGATTCGATTTCTGCTTCCTCTCCCAGACAAGTCAGCGAAAGAATTTTGGTATACTCCGGGCCGATGATGCGGCGCATACTGCATGGGAGCAAGCCTGCCGAAGCCGTTGGAGGGCACTGTATTTAATTGTCAAGGCTAAGCTGGAGGCGGTGGAGGCTGGTATCAGCACGGTGGAGCGGGAGTTTTTGTACGATATTGTATTGCCAGATGGACGGACGGCTGGAGAATGGATTGCACCGCAGATTGAGACGGCATACCAGACGGGGCAGATGCCAGCAATGCTGCCGATGTTGGAAAATTAGCATTTAGAGGAGGAAGGGAAATGAAGCATCTGAATGATAGATACGCAAAAATTATGGAATACAAAGGTATGGATATATGCGCATTGAGGATTGCCGACACATCCAATGGTGATGAATTTGGGTACAGGATTAATGATATCTTGTATGACGGTATGGTGTTTGATAGCCTGCGAGAGGCTATGGAGGCCATTGATTCTTTAGCGCACATTTAGCGAGGAAGGAGCAGGTCATGGTAAGACCGATATTATTTAACAGCGATATGGTTCGGGCAATCCTGAAAGGGCGCAAGACAGTTACCAGGAGAGTGATTAAGCCGCAATTTGAAATATCCTTACAAGGAACAGAATATGAATGTAGCCACGAAAAGGGATTCTGGGATATGGGAGGAAATGAGTGGGCTTGTCGCCAATGCGGCTATGGAGTGATACCGATGCTAGGCGGCTCCTGGATACACGCTCCATATTGCGCTGGTGACATTCTGTATGTACGGGAAACATGGGGATTTAATCCTTGTACAAGATGTGCAGATGTGTGTAAGACTCCGGCGCCGGATGCATATAAAGGAGCACCAGGATGTTTTGTATATCGAACAGACTACGGAACCACAGAAGACGATACGTTTCCGCCGTCAATGCATAAGTGGCGCCCATCTATCCATATGCCGAAGGAGGCGGCCCGCATCTGGATGAAGGTGACGGATGTGCGAGCGGAGCGGCTGCATAATCTGACCAATAGGGATGCTAAAAAAGAGGGCATTACCGTAGAGACGGATAATAGCGGGATGGCGCACAAAGCCGCATTCATGCGATTGTGGGATTCCACCATTAAAAAATCTGACATTGGTACATATGGCTGGAATAATAATCCCTGGGTATGGGTGATAGAATTTGAGCGGTGTAGGAAGCCGGAGGAGGAAGAGATATGAGGGCAATGTTAGAAATAAAAAATATGCCAGATAGCTGCTATGATTGCCCATGCTGCTCCATTGATAAGCAGTGTAAGGCTAAAGAACACAAAGACATACCAGATGTGTTTCGTGGAAGGCCAGAATGGTGTCCGCTCATAGTGGTGGAGGGTGCGCCGTTGGCGGAGGCCCGGTGCTACTTGGACATGCCATGCCGGTTCCAGACACCGGTATCGAAAGGGAGCGCTTAAGTTGTATATGATGCAAGATGGGGTGGAAGTATACTGCCTACCAGATACGGCGCATTGTACGGCAGATGAACAAAAAAGAAATCCTTTGGACATAGACGAATGCCCGGAAGGGTGTGAGGAATGCACTGGGGATTGCTATTACTATGCTGAATAGATATTAGCAAATCGTTATTTGAAAAGGAGTGAATCATGAAATGTATACTGAAATATCCAGGAGCCAAGAACCGTATTGCTAACTGGATATGTGAATACATACCATCGCACGACGTTTAT